ACAACAACAACGTGTATTATCTAATGAAAAAAGAATTATTACAACTATTCAAAAACAACAACCAGAGTGTTCATTGGTAGATGAATGTGTCATGTCATCATCATCATCATCATCATCATCATCATCATCGGCATTAGGAAAACGACGAGATGACCAAGGCAAGCCTGATAGAGAAGTTGGTGGTAGAACTCGTTTTAGAAAGAGAACTAAATATATTAGGAAATCTATCAAGAAATCTACTAAAAGATTTAATAAAAGACATTTGAATAAAAAAAGAACTAACAAAAGACGATTAAATAAGAGAAGAACTAACAAAAGAAGATAATTCGTAAAATAGAATAGATATTAATCTATTTTACAAATAGATAATACCAATGCAGCAATTTGAATTTTTAAAAAAGGCAATGGAAAGTCAGCAAGACGTAAAGAAACCCAATATTAAAAAATTAGATGCATTAAATGAGGTATTTACGTTGCCAATTAAATATAATGAAAAGGTTAGAAAACTTAACGAAAATATTATTACCGACCTAGAACTAGTAAAGTCAATTGATAAAGAAGAGAAGCCAATTTATAATTATATTTTTAAACCAACTAACACTCTTGGAACCAAAGTTTTAGAAGAAGTGCCAAAATATTATACAACAGATATTGAATACTTAAAAGACACCCAAAGCATGATTAATAAGTTTAAGAATACTGATTACAAACGTATTTCAGAATCTAGGAACTTTAGTGATTCAAATATAGAAGAGACAATTGCCGCCTGGGAAGAAATCAAAGGTGAAACAGGTTTTCATTCCAAATATCTTTACGTTGACTGGGCATTTGGAGAATTTATAAATAATAACCCAAAATTCTTGCAACTAATGAGTGTTTACAATATAGCATCACCTATTCTATCATTATGCTTGCCTATTTTTGTTCTTATTATACCATTTTTTATTATTAAGGTTAAGGGGATTGAATTAAATATTAAGGAATATATTGAAGTTCTTAGAACACTGGCGTCAAAACATGCAATTGTAAGGGTATTTACAAATTTTAATGATGTTGATACAGGACAAAAAATGTATTTGTTAGTTTCAGCAGCATTTTATTTGTTTTCAATTTACCAGAATATTTTGGTTTGTGTTCGCTTCTATTCAAACATGAAGAAGATTCATGATTACCTCCATAAATTCAGATTATATTTAGATTTTACAATTGAGAACATGAATTATCACTTGTCCTGTTCAACTGAACTAACAAATTATAGTAAATTCAATGATGACCTTAGAAGTCAAATGGATAAACTAACAAAATTCAAGAGAGATATAGAATCAATTACACCTTTTAATTTATCGGTTGCAAAATTCACGCAAATTGGTCATATTATGTGGTCATTTTATCAGTTGTACAATAATCCGGAGTATCACGAGGCAATGTTATATTCATTTGGTTTCAATGGTTACATGAATTTGTTGCAAGGTGTAAAGGATAATATTGATAACAATAAAATGAATTCAGTTACTTTAATTAAGGGGCAAACAAAACCGATTCTAAAGAAAATGTATTATCCCAAGTTCATAGATGATAAAAATATTGTTAAAAATAATTGTGACCTGAGTAAAAATATGATAATTACTGGTCCCAATGCTTCGGGTAAAACAACTACACTAAAAACCGCATTAATTAATATTGCACTTTCTCAACATATTGGATTTGGTTGTTACGATAAGTGTAAATTGGAGCCATTCGAGAATATTCATTGTTATTTAAATATTCCGGACACATCAGGTAGAGATAGTCTATTTCAAGCGGAAGCAAGAAGATGCAAAGAGATAATAGATTGCATAGAGGAGAAAGAGAAGGATAATGAAAAACATTTTGCTATATTTGATGAATTATATTCAGGAACAAATCCGGACGAAGCGGTTATAAGTGCAAAGGCATTTATGGATTTCATTGTTAAAAATGATAATGTGACGTGTTTGTTAACGACTCATTATGTAAAATTGTGTAAAAAATTGTCAAAGAATAAGAAAATAGAGAATTTTAATATGAAAACAATAAAAAAAAACAACAATTTTAGTTACACATATGAACTTGAAAAGGGAATTTCTAATGTAAAAGGAGGGTTAAAGGTGTTAAGTGATATGGATTATCCAAAAGAAATATTAGAACAAACTTCTGAGCATTTTTTACAAAAGAACTAACAAATAAAATTCGTTCGCTTAATAAATAAAATATATTGTTAATTTTTAATAATGGTTCTATCGGAAATACTTAGCACATCATTTTTATTTAGCATTGCTATTATTATTATTTTAGTAGGCGGCTTATTTGCATATTTTAATCATAGAATTTGTGCGCAAAATCATAAAATTTCATCAATGTTAGGATTGGTTTCAACAATGGCAGAGGAAATGCAATACTTTAGAAGTAAAATATCTGGCAAAACTTCAGAACAATGCAAGATGTCTGATGTGGATGCCATTCATTTTGCTCCTCAATTTTTAGGAGGTAATAGTGATTCAGATATTAATTTAATAGAGGTATCAGATGGAGAAGATGACATTGATTCTGAAATTGAAGATGATTCTGATTCGGAAGATGAAGAAGATTCTGACTCTGATGATGGAGAAGATTCTGATGATGGAGATTCTGAAATTGATGACTCTGACTCTGATGACGATGATAACAAAATTAAGAGCATAAGTATAGATTTAGGAAAGGAGATTGACCTAAATATTGGAGATGAAATAGAACATGATAATTTAGACATTAATCATAATACAAAGACTATTAATTTATCAGAAGACATTTCATCCTTTGACATTACTAGTAAAACTTTAGAAAATATTGACAATATTGACAATATTGATGATATATCGATTGATTTAAATGTTAGTGTGCAAAATAAGTTAGACTACAAAAAAATGTCATTAAATAAGTTAAGAGATGTTGTAACACAAAAGGGCTTAGTAGTTGACGCCTCTAAACTTAAAAAGAATGATATTCTGAAAATGTTAGGTGATGAATAATTGTTATATTTTTCTCTAGCAATAATATATTATGAATAATAGTTGGAGCAAACAATTTTCCGGTTCAAATAATACATATTACACAATGCCTCCTATAATGAGTGATGGGCGAAATTACTCTAGTTGGCAACCAGAATCAGTATTAAATGATAAAATCAAACAAGATGCTGGTATTAACTCTAATTGGAAATATAGGCAATATTTGCAGCAAAATGCAAATAATATTATGAAATTTAATATGATGGAAACCATTTCTAATTCTGGAAATAATCCATATGCAGTCGATAATAAGACACCTAGTTCAAATGTGCCGCATTTATTCACATCAACACATGATACCAGTAGTCCAGCATATGGATTCAATAATAGTGATTTGAAACAAGATTTTATGACCAAGCAGCAAACGAGCGCGCGAATGGTTTCACCATCTATTCAGACAAATTGGTAATTAAAATAATTAATATGAAAAAAATCAATATAATAATAAGTTTTTATAATTTAGTATTATAATAAATGAAAATGCTTAGTATAGATGTTGGTATAAGAAATCTATCATTTTGTCTTTTTGAAATGAAAGATGGTGAAAAAAATACTCTGAATATTTTAAAATGGGATAATATAGATTTAACAGAAAAAAACAATAATAGATGTATTTTTATAGATGATAAAAACAAAGATAGTCCATGTGACAAACCAGCTAAATTTATGAAAGACAATAAATGCTATTGTTTGAAACATTCTAAAAAACTTAATTTCCTACAACCTCCAACTGACCTAGCGATGCCATTCTTAAATAAACAGAAAATTCAAAACCTTTTTGAAATAGCCGACAAATACAAGGTAAAATATGAATTGCCTTGCAAAAAGGCTGCAGTTATTGGATTACTTGCTGAGTTTTCAAATGCTAATTGTTTTGAAAAGATAGACAAGGTAAACGCATCCAAAATTGATTTAGTCACAATTGGTCGCAATATTCAACACAAATTTGACGAAATACTAGGAGAACATTTATTAACACTTCAAACCATTATTATTGAAAATCAAATAGGTCCAATTGCAAATAAAATGAAAACCATTCAAGGCATGTTGGCGCAATATTTTATTATGAAAAATAATGATATTTCGATTGATTTTATAAGTGCAACTAACAAATTAAAAGATTTTATTCCTGTTAGTACAAATACAAATGCTAATAAAGAGAAAATGGACTATAAACAACGTAAGAAACTTGGCATACAAACTTGCTGCAATTTTGTAGACACTGATTATCGATTTGCTAAGTGGGCAAGCTTCCTACATAAACATCAAAAGAAGGATGACTTGTCTGATTGCTTCCTACAAGGTATGTGGTATATAAATCATAAAATTTAATATTTGTTAGTTTATCAAGAGCGTTACATGTTAATAATTAACCTATTTAATTATTAATTAAAAATAATATATATATTAATTCGTATTACTTAAAATTAAATGTTCTTATTAATTCATAATAATGGACGACAATGAAATAATAGATATTTCCATGGACTTTGAAAATTTAGACAATGGCGGTGGATGGGGTAAATCAAAGAAGACTAATTTTGGAGGAGGAATTGAATTATTGATGAATGAAAAGCGCAATGATAATGCACCGACTAGTGATATTAATATTGATGATTTAAATAATTTAGAAAACGAGTTGAATGATTTAGCAAATGAGACAACTCCTATTTCAAATAATTTTGAATCCGGATTTTTTGGTGTTAAGACGGGTTTTGACGATAATAGGCAATCTGTTAGATTTGATGATGGTCCTTCTGTCGGAAAATCTACGAGTAATACTGAATCTGATGCCAAAACATGGGATGGTTATGGAAAGTTTAATAATATTCCTATAAATCCGGATGTAACTAACATGTCTTCTGAGCCTAAATTGACTAAGGAGGAGTTGATGAGGGAGAAGTTTAAATTCTTAAGAAAGTTGGAGGCTCTTGAGAAGAAGGGTGTTGAACTAACAAAGAAATATACTATGGAGTCAAATTTGAATGAGATGCAAGGCGAATATGAGATGATTATGGAGGAGAAGGCCAAATCTAATTCGGTTAAATTTCAAGGCAATATGATGATGGCTATTATTAACGGAATGGAATTCTTGAACAATCGTTTTGACCCATTTGATGTCAAGTTGGATGGTTGGGGTGAGCAAATAAATGAGAATATTACTGATTATGATGATATTTTTGGTGAACTCCATGATAAATATAAGTCCAAGGCGTCTATGTCGCCTGAATTGAAGCTGCTTTTCCAATTGGGTGGTAGTGCAATGATGGTTCATATGACGAACACTATGTTTAAGAGTGCTATGCCCGGCATGGATGATATTATGCGACAAAATCCTGACCTAATGCGACAATTTCAGTCTGCTGCAGTAAATACTATGGGTCAAAGTAATCCCGGGTTTGGAGGGTTTATGAGTGGACTAATGGAGCCCACCAATCCTTCTGGAAGAGGCCCTCCGCCTCCCATGTCAACGCAAGGTCCTAATATAGTTCCTCCTCCTCATAGAGCCGGAAACAATATGTCTAGACCTGATATAAGCATGGCCAGAAGCAACTTTGGTCCGGGTAATTTTTCTGGAGATGATGGAATAAGCATTAAGGAAAATAATTTTAGTATACCTGGATTTGAGCCTCCCACCCCAGCAAACAAAAGTAGCCGCAGACCTGATATGAAGGGGCCTAGTGATATTACTGATATATTGTCCGGATTAAAGACCAAGACAATTAATATTTCAGAGCAGCCCAAAAATTACGATGACTCATTAGGCGACAATAATAGTAGCACCATCAGCATTAATGATTTGAAAGATATTCAAACAGATGCCAATGTGCCAAAGCGAAGCAAGAGGAAGCCGAGGTCTGATAAGAATACTGTTAGTTTAGATATTTAAATATTACAAAATGGTTTGAGCGTTTGACTCTATCTTTAAAAAGATAAAAATATATTAATATTAATGGATTTTAATATATTAGATAAAATAGAAGATAAAATAAAAGGTAAATGTTGTATTTGTGGAACAATTAAAAATTGTGCTCCATACTTAGAGAGAGTATTGCAAAATGTAGAAAAAATTGGTAGTCTATTTGATGAATATGTATTAATATTTGCATGCGATATATCAGATGATAATACATTAGAAATTTTACAAAATTATAAGCAATTGAATTCTGAATTAAATATTACAATATCAATTAATGCGGATT